CCGTGATAGTATTGATCTGGTCTATAACGTCAGGAATCCGCTCCATCGCTTCGTTCTCACGACGGGCTGCTTTTCTAGCCTGATTTAACTCAAAGTTTTGTCGTTTAAATGCGAGTTCGTCGTTCTGCATCTTGAGGATGTTACTCTGCATCTGCATTGTCTGCTTCTGCATAGGTAAGATAACCTCTTGATGGTGTTTCATCGCACGATCAAACGCACGACTCCCCATCTGCATAGGGAAGAACTGCTGCCGGAGTGGGGCGATGTCTTGATTATAATTTAAATCCATCCGCTTATTTGTTTACTGTTCCTCTTGGCGGAGCCATAGGTGTTTGTAAGTTACTCCCTCCCCGCTTTCGATCGCGGTCTATCTCTTCTTGACGGAGTTTAAACTCACGTTCTTGTTGCTCCCTCAACTGTAGCTGTGCGTAGGTTTCACGCGCCACTGCTGCGTCCTCAGCATAACTCTGGTCTCTAGTAGCGTCTGAAGTGATCGGTGATTCACCTATCTTTGCCATCTCAGCTGCCATAGCGGTCTGTTCCGCTGCTCTCCCATAACCTTGACGGCTGAGTCTTCGGGCGGCGCGGCGTCCTTTCCCACTTGCAGGACCAATAGGCTCAGATTTTTTACGTAAGGGGCTAGCACTACCTATCTCATAGCTAGGGTCTTGCATCGCAGCGAGTGCGCCGAGGCCAGTCCTCGCTGTCATCACGTTCTCAGTAGCTCCCCTCAAAGAAGTTGCTCTTGGAGAGCTAGTGAAGTTCTGTTCTTTAATCCTGTTTTTTGTTAGGAACGAGGAGAACTTGTCGGCTGATACACCAGCAGCAGACGCACGGTCGCGTGCTTCTCTAAGTAGGTCTGAAGTTAACGCACCACGTCTCGAAAGGTTTCTAAGACCTTTAGCAATGCCTCTCTGGATCGGGGCGTTCTCATGGTCTTTGTAAGCTTTATCAATTGCGGCGTCTACATCCATGCCCCGCACACCCACTGAGACTTTCCCGTATAGGTCGGTATCCATACTACTGGATTTTAAGGGTTTTGTATTCTCTTTCGCTATAGTCGGGATATTACCAGTTGGTCCTAAAGACTTTAGATAGTCCGACGCAGAACTCATAGCATTTGTTTGTTTCTCAGAAATTGCAGCGGCAGGTGGCTGGGCAGCATCTTTCTGCTCAAACATATCAATAGCTTGACTTCCAGTGAACCCTTGAGGCAGGGTAGGCGCACCTGCATCTGGTGGCGTGGTGAGTGTGGAGTATACGTAGGGAGTATATGGTTCGCCATCAGAACCGTAAGAAAGTGAATCCCTCTGTTCAGTCCTTTTTTTAGAGGTATCTGTGATTTGAGATACTCTTCGATTTAAAGTATCTTTATCTAAACGAGCTGTTTTCTGTTCGCTAGTTTCAGGAGCGTTAACCGTCGAGGATACTTCTTTAGCTGTCTCAGACTTTATTTTATTTAAAGTTGCCTTTAACCTTTTCTTTTCCGCTTCTGTCATGATTACCAAAGGTGTTTGCAAGCCCAGTGGCGTGCGGTTGTTTTATCTTTTGCTGTTTTGCAGTTGTGTCTGGCTCTAAAATTAGAGCGGCGCTTAGGGTTCTTGTGTTTCGTGAAGTCACTGTAATCACGGTGGCCGTATGAGACTTTCTTTATTTTATCTCCCTCCTTACCTAACACGACAAATTTCTTTTTAGATCCTTTTGGCGCACGCTTCGGCTTATTGAACCCCGCGTAAGTCTCACCGTGGTATTGGATACGGCCAGACGGGAGCCTCTTGAAACGCTTATTCGCCACAGGCAGAAGATACAGTTTTTATTGAATAGTGTCAATCTTCGGGATCTTACTCAAACCTACTCCAAAAACTTTTCTGTAAATGTTTACTCTTTATAGTAAGTATATAAAGAGTAAACGCTTTTGAAAAAGTTTTAGTTACCGTATCCAGCTTACTACTAAACCGTTTACTTTATAAACCTTATGAAAGGAGCTGAGTATCAGGGTTTTGCAACGTATCCCGAAGCGTTTTTATCGTAACCTGTTTCCTGAACCCTTTACCGTCCTCGTCTTTCGGTGGGTCAACAGCCACTAATCCTAGTCTTTGACGAGCGCAATCGAGAGCAAGGAACGCTGCGTCCGCTAAGTCAGGAGACCTACCGAAGCGTGATTTAAACTCTAATTTTGATTCGATCTTCACTTTAAGAGATCCAGTTTTCACCATATCGTAGTTTCTGGCACACATCTCTTTAGCTAAATCCGACGAGATTCCGTAGATCTGCCTTGTCCTCATCAGCTCTTTACCGACGAACCAGAGTTCTGACACTCTATTAGTGTAGAGTTCTTCGCCTGTGAGCTGGCTATTCATACTGACTCTCTTGTCGGAAGCTTTTCCGCCAAAGGTAACGCGCATGAACGAACTTTCCCACTCACCAGCCAGCACGTCGCAGAAGGGCGCACCTGCACCAGTGGAGTCGAGAGCCAGATTGTTAGCAGAGATATTCCTACGTTTGCAGTGATCGATAATTTGGTGAACGATCTGGTATGTGCGGGGAACCGCTTTGTTTGTGGCGTCATCATTGAGGTGTATGGCTTCCCCTAACTTGCAGACGTATTGGCCATTACGGGCGTAACCTACTTCTGCTGTAAATAAGATCGTACGATCACCTCCCGAAGTGAAGGCGGGGTCACATCCGGCGATAATCGTCGGTTTGTCCGCCCAATCTACGTCACCTAATGCTCCGCTCTTAGCCATTTCAGCCTCCGAATAGATTCCAGTTGTCTCGTCGCTGTCGAAGAAGATGGCGCGGACCATTCGCATGTATCCTCTAGACTCCGGCCCTAATAACAATCGGTCCTCCTCCAGCTTTTCGGCGGTTGGTAGCCAAGGATACTTAACCTCACCTAATACAATGTTAGGACTTCGTTCGCCGTCGAGTCGAATATACTTACCGCCCCACTTCGTTGTCCATTCATCAGCAGTCTGTGTGTCGATGGCTTCCCAGCCCTTCTTAGGTTCTGACCAGACACCGAAAGCGTCGAATCGGCTGTTCGGGTTAGACATCCCGATCATCTGAAATGACGGGTTCTTAGATAGGTTAGTTAGACCAGCCTGCAATATACTTTCAGAAAGTTCTGAAAGTTCATCACCAATCATAATTACCCGCTTCTGCTTGATTCCGATGAATTTACCAATTGCCTCGCGTGTTTTGGATTTCTCTGCTGCGATCAGAGATAATCCGGCCCTTTCGATAAGCGTCCCGTTCTCATCAACGTAGGCTGCGTTTCCAATCGAATCCCGAATCTTGATCGGTGCGCCATCGATCACGGACAATAAAGACATTACTGAACCCCAAATCCTTTTTCGTGCTTCCCGAAGCGTGGTTGAGGTCATCAGGACCAGTGTGTCACGAGGCTGACTTAACCACTGAATGATTCCCCACGCGGCCATCGTGTGTGATTTACCGGATGAAGCAGAGCCTCCGATAGCTAGATATTTATCTTTTAGAGCAGCCCGAATCATTTTTTCTGCCCAAGGATGGCGAACCATCATCGGCTCTGGTAGTTCTTCACGATTCCAGAGTTCGTCGCAGATGCGCCAGAAGTAGAACTCTTTAGCTTTATTATTAGGGTGGTGGGCAAAACCATATAATAAAGCAGTCAGAGTGCTGGTAGGCTGGATCATCAGGCCACCTACATCCATTTTCTTACTAGCCGGATCAATTCTCGGCTCTAGAACGCGCTTGCGCTTTTCTGCTTCGGTAGGCATAATTAAGTGGATGTCTGAAAAACCTATAAGAGAGTGCGAGGCTGAAGCCTTGCGCCTTAACAAAGAAGGTTACAGTAATGCGGCTATAGGTCAACACATTGGAGTCCACCGCAATACAATACGTAAGTGGCTAAAGAAACATGGGATCGCTGCAAAGATAAACGGAGACATAGTAGATGGTAGAGTCCTCGACAACCTGATCCACAATACAAAAATCAAAGATAAACACACAGACTCTGATAAAGACCAACTTAAAGAAGACGTTGAAGAACATTTTAATGACACTGTAAGTTCAGCTATTGTCGAAGAGCGATTCCGCGCCTCTAAGGAAGAAGACGTGACCCTCAACGAAATCGCTGAAGCACAGAACTCTCCTGCTGATAAATATCAACACTACATCGCGGCGGCAGGAATTAAACTACTACGTGATTCGATGAAGGGGTTACGTGGACCCAAGACGATTCGTGAGATGTCCGAACTCGATCAACTCATCAGACGTAACTTAGGGCTAAACGCTAAAACTGGTGGTGGGACTAGCAAGATGCAGATCGACATCTCTATCCTCAATAACTCTAAAGCAGATAAAGGTGGAGGCGCGGTCAGGCAGAAAAAAACGATTGACGCGGAGACCGGAAACGAGATTTAATAGCATTACAATGTTCCAAGATCGTGAACCAGAGGTTGGTCCCAAATTCATTACCCGAATTGATGAAGGAGCGGATTTCCG